ATATACTGAACAGCTCCTTCGACATCATCCATAGCCAGCATTGAAATAACCTGCACTCCAATGCTACGGATTGCATCTTGCTCATCAGAGGTCATGCTGTCAAATACGTCTTTGGTAATCGGTTTAACAGACTTAGGAGCGTCTTGGCCTGTTGTAGCGTCTAACGAATCATGCTCGACAATCTCAAGCGCACTTACGTATAGGTATCTCCGAGAATAAGTCTGAACAGCGCCCATATTTTGTATGGGATGACAGCCTTTCAGATTAGCCTCTGCCATCGGGCTAGTAAATGTAATGCTCCCACCATTACTAGTATCAATAATGCGTAGAGTAGCCAATTCTTTATCAAAGCTGACAACTGAGCAGAGTCCGAGTTCATGGAATATATCGTTGATGGTTGGAAGGAAATCCCCAAGCTCGAAATATTGATAACCTGCAAACTTATTGTGTCCTGACTTCTTTATTGATGAATACTGTAGTTTGATCCTAGCTTTTTGCAGCTTTGCGTAGACTTGATATTCAGACATTATTTAACCTTTGAATTTTTTATACTGCATAATATTGAATGGTTGCTTTTCCTGAATAGCCTGTACCGGATTAGCCTTAGCTTGCATTTCACGGCGAGCCTTTGCAAACGTTTTAGCAATGTTGGTACTGGATGCAGGTACATATTTAAATGATGGATCTAGAATTGATTTGCTCATAAAGAACTAGCCAAGAAATAGAGAACGATAATTATTGCACCAGAGCATACTGGATGTCTAGCAAACCAGTCATTCGTCGAAAGTAGCTTTTTCATAGCGTTCCTTCTCCCAAATCAATTTATCAACGTGAGCGCAAGCCCTACCGAAACTATCAATTTCCTTGCCTAATGACTTACAGAGCATCTGACGGGCTATCTCAATACCTTGCTCAATACCTTCTTTGTAAGCCACTGTGCGTACATCTGAAATGATTGTGTTTTCCATTATTTGCCTCGCAGTTCTTCAGCATAGTCTCTGTAATCTTCTTGGGTCAGTACAACGTCTGGTGCTGATTTAGTAGCACGACAGATCATTGCTGCAATCTCGTTGCTCATAGCCTGACGCAGCTTCTCTGGGTTAAGTCTGTACTTAGACCAGACAAACAAAATATTGCTGAATTCTTCGTGTATGACTTCAGCGTCTAAGTCACACAGGAAATCATCAGGGTGGCCTGTTTGTATTTCGTTAAGGTAGTAATACTGCAATTCATATTTGTTCATATTAGGCTCCTAGTAATCCGCAGTTGCGGTAAAGAGATAATGCACCAATGCAATAATTGTGTCAATGAATAATTCTAATCGTATGCAATATTCCTATTTAGAAATTCTATTGACAGAATTGCGTCAAAGCAGCACTATTTCCGCAAACTCGATACCTGTTTTAGGCCATGAGTTTTCGGAAAATTGGAGGAAACTATGAAAGTTGCTGAAATTGCTATTTTGACATTTGTATTTACTTGTGGCGCATTTGCTATTTACTGGAGTCTGAAGGCTCAGGAACGTGGATTTAAGCAGTCTCATTGTGCTTTTGCTGAGATTAGCCCAGACTTTAGCCAGCAGGATCGGGAGAAGTGCAGACTTATAAGGGGGCATAAATTATGACTCGTAGAGAGAAAATCCTAGAGGTGTTCCATAAACATGGCGGGATGACTGCTGATGCTCTGTTAATGAACTTCGGAATGTTTAAGTATGAACGAGATTACGAATTAAGAGCTGCATTACAGGTCTTGGTTAATTACCAGAAACTTCGTATCATAGGTAATGTATACTTCCCAGTCGGACAACCAGCTAAAGAGGCTACGGTAATGCAGGTAGTTCCTCCTAAGTACCAACCAAAATTTAAGCCGTTATCAACGTTTTTACCTAAGTTATCGCCTAGAAATCAAACAATTGAAACCAGATCCTTCTATACCTGTACAAGCAGAATTGCCGAAAAGCACTAATTTTTACGGGATGAAAGTATGTCCCGGTTGCCGTAGGTCTAGGAGCAATATTCAGTTCAAAAATGCTAATGTTTGCAGGACTTGTCAGCTAAGAAACGTCAAGGTATGATTTATGGGAATGGCTAGGGAGTGCAACCCGAAAAGACGATTCGTTACCGTCCTGCCTTATCCCGCCCAGTAACGACAGCCAATAACGTGAGGCAGTTATGTTTTCTTACCAGCATCATATCGGCGATTTTCGTCGAGATACAGCTTCCCTATCTGACGTAGATGCAATGGCTTATTTAAAGCTGTTGTGGATGTATTACGACACAGAAACACCACTACCAGCAGATTCAAAATTACTGGCATTCAAGATCGGTTCAAATGCCGATACCGTTCAATTATTGCTGGACGCTTTCTTTACTTTAGATGGAGATGTTTACCGTCAGAAACGCTGTGATGCCGAAATTTGTGCTTATAAAAATAGGCAAGTGATTGCTAGAAATAAGGCAAATAAACGCTGGAGCAATGCTATAGCAATGCCGCAGCATAACAGCAGCAATGCCCCAGATACTAAAAACGATGCTAACCGAGAACCGATAACCGATAACCAAATAAATATAAAGAACGCTCGTGGTACTCGCTTATCTCAAGACTGGGAATTGTCTGAAGACCAAAAGCAGTTCTGCAAGCAGGAAAGACCAGACCTAGATCCGGTTAAGGTCTCTGCTGGCTTCAAGGATTACTGGATTAGCGTTGCTGGTGCTAAAGGTGTGAAGAAGGACTGGGACGCTACTTGGCGTAACTGGGTACGGAATCAACGGTTCCAGAAACCTGCAATGCCTGAGAACAATATTCCTGAGTGGAAACTTAGAATCAAATGAAAGGCCATCAAGAGATTATCAAGATGCGTCTTGATAGGGTTGCTCCTAAAGCTATCTTCGTTCATTACGGTGAAGACAAAACTAAATCATGGGCTAGCTGGCATCGTCATACGATAGATTTTCCTGATGTGGAAATATTGCCGATTGAAAATATCAATGCTCTGGATCTCAGGTTTGCTGTAGGCTTACCAGTACACATAACAACCCGTGAACCGTACCAGAAGGTCAAAGCACTGCATAACGCTTTTCTGGCAGCTAAGGCATTACGTGTACACACGGTATGTGGACAAATATTGATAAATAACCAAGAGGAATATGGCAGTCGTGATCCCTAGCCAGAGCAGTCATCTCGTCTACAAACCGCTTCTGTCCGTTGTAGTCATCCTCACCAGCAACAACCTTCATCAAGCTGTCCACAAAGAAGTGCTGCACCCCTAGTTCTACAGCGCAATATCTTGCCACGGAGATAATCTGTTCCGCAGACGTAGTTCCCTGCTGGTCATAGAACCAAAGGTTACCCTGAGCAAAAGCCTTAAAACGGGCGTATAAGGCGCGTTTGTAGGGTTCCCCTTGTCTGGATGCCTCCCAGTCGATATTTTCGCCAGCAAACTGCCTTAAAAGCCGTTTAATCGATACTCTAGGTTTCATCTCAAAGCTGGCAATACAGCATTTCTGCTCAGACTTGATTAAACCCAGGGCAACCTGACCTGTCAGCAGTGACTTACCGCCACCATTGGAACCAGCCCAAACCGTTACCTCACCCGGCCTGAATGCAAATGACTTTGTGGCCTCCCAGATCATTGGTACAGACCGATCCACCAGCGGGTTATCGATCTGGTCTTCCAACTCCTCAATCCATACTGAAGCGTCTTTGACTAGGTACTTGTGGTCTGTAGCATGTAGGTAAGCAGAGAAATCAATATTGTCAGCGATAAACATTATTGACCCCTAGCCTTCATCATTTCGTCCGCTTGCTTATAAGCAGAAAGTGCAACAGCGAGCCTTCGCTCATCCCCTGTTTCAATTGTTGAATCATAAGCATAAATATCAATCAAAGAAACCATCGCCTTAGCCGCAAAGTAATCGCGCAAGTCCATGCCTTCATCTGCATTGCGTGAAGGAAATGCTTTGACAGACTTACGAGCTGCTATGCAAGCAGGGTTCTGGCAATCCGCATGGCAGGTATGAATATCATTCTGGTACATAGTCATCATATTCCTCTTGGTTATTTATTAATATTTGTCTACACACTGTGTGTACTCGTAATGCCTTAGCTGCCAGAAAAGCGTTATGCAGTGCCTTGACCTTCTGGTACGGCTCACGGGTTGTTATGTGTACTGGTAAGCCTACAGCAAACCTGAGATCCAGAGCATTGATATTTTCTATCGGCAATATTTCCACATCAGCAAACTCTATCGTATGACGATGCCAGCTAGCCCATGATTTAGTTTTGTCTTCACCGTAGTGGACGAAGATAGCTTTAGGAGCAACCCTATCAAGACGCATCTTGATAATCTCTTGATGGCCTTTCATTTGACTAACTTCCATTTCCAATCTTCAATAGCTGGCTTAGTTGTTTCTAACTCGTCTTCCCAACGAGCAGCATTTAGCCAAGTAGCTGGATGAGGAATAAATTTAGGATCAGTCTCAGATAACTTTTGGTCTTTAATTGCTTGTATCATTTTTGATAACAAGTCTTGAGAAGGCTTTATTTTGTTCCAAGACTTTAAGGCATTGGGTTTAGCAACCTTCCTTGGATACGCTTTCCAAAACTCATCAAAGTAATCTGAGTATTCTCTGGTAGTCTCTGTATTTACAGTGATCTTGCAAACCTTACTTCTTCGATCTTGCAAAGGTTGCGAGATGGTCATGCCAAATTTCTCGT